ATCTTGATATATTTTAACCCCAACAAGATTTAAAGGATCTCCAGAAAGAACTTCAACTACAATATCATCAGTTACATCCCACTCAGCCTCTGATGGTGCAATTGTTTGATCAAAAGGTTTAATAATTTCTACCTGTTCACCATAAAGAACTTGAAAAAGTATTTGTAAAGATGCGTCTGTCCCTTTTGAATTATAAAAGTCTCTTGCTCTTGATAATACATTTTCTACATTTAATCCGTAAGAAAGACTTCTATCTTCTAAACCAGGTAAAAAGTTTTTTCTAAATTTTTTGTAGAATTCAGTTACAAATAGAAAACTTAAATTAAGAACTGATGAATTATCCTCATGTGCTGATGCGTTAGTATCGCTAAATGTTAAAAACTCTGGATTTCCTTGAGTTTTCAATTCAGATATACCACTAAATCCACGAACACATCCTGTAAACGAAGTAGCAGTTTTTCCAGTGTACGTGATAATTTCATTGTCGATTTTTAACAATCCATATGTGTCTGGAAATCCTGTTGTTTGATTTACGTTAATTACATCGTCATATGCAAAAACAAATGATGATAAAACGATTGGTGACTCTGGAGTAGTACTATTAGGGGCAGGAACTGTTTGTTTTTCAACTAAAGAAATGTCTGCAACAGTAGATATTTTTTTAAGTGATGCAATATGATCAGCCAAGTATGTTGTTCCATACTCATGTTCCTCTGATTCATAATACTGAGTTAAAAACTCTATAAAAAGTGGATTATCTGCTTGTATGAAATCTGGTATTTGACTTTCCAGAATATTTGAAATTTTGACTTTTTTATCAGACATTTCTTATCTTGTATATTTTTTATTACTAATGAAACTAGAGGGTGGTATGT